GTTGTGTGTTACACGGTAACACTACGACTTAAAAATGCTATATTTATACTCCCGCACATATATTTAAAGCGTGAGTATGGTGTTACCATGTGGTGTCCTGAGGATACTTCAATTATTTAGGACTAAAATAATTGAAGGGTTAATACGTATGCCTTTTAACCAATATAGGCTGGTGCTGCTCCACTATCTGTGATTAGTGAGGGCACGGTGGTGTTTCCGACTACAACATTTGCATGTTGTATGGGATCTAGTTGGATTTTTGTTACTCCGTCAACAGCGAAGTAAGGATTGAGTTCTCGTGTGTTAATCAACATACCAAATCTAGCATCATCTCCTAATCCTACAAATATTGTAATGTGTACTTTACTTAGCACTACTGTAGCTCCAGCGGGAGACACAATAACAGGAGTATAAGAAATTTTCAAACTTCCTAAACTGTCTGAAGAAGATTGGGGTGTGTTCAAAGACAACAATTTGCCATCGTTGGTCACAAAATCTTGATGAGACATATAAGGTACATGAACATCATGAATAGAGACACTATCAGATAGTGACCCTATACCTGCTGTGGCGTGCACTATACTAGGACGTCTGTTAAAATCAGACATCTCCTGAAAAGTAGTATTAGGTACAGTACGAGGATAGTCCGGAAAAGGCAAACACGATCCTACTTCATCTGCTATAAACGTAACGTTAGTAGTAGATGGTGTAGTCATGGTGTACACCTTGTTAGCACCCTCAGATGTTACAGAAATATTTGGAGGATAGAAATGTACTGCAGACGCATTAGATCCTGTAATCATTATCTTTAATTTCATTGAGCCACGAAATCCATAGAACAAATCAGATACTATACTCAAAGGTGTTGTATGAGATTCCGTACCAACAAAGTTAGTACCTATTTGTCTGCTACGAAATAATCCTTGCAATGGAAGATTCAGATAGTTTACTTTTGCTGTTGTACTGGGTGTCAACTCAGCTGTATATACGGGGTAAACACGTCTTATAATATCTCTGACAGATACTATAGGTCTTAAATTACCTGGGCCATACACTACAGATGGTTTTGACGGTCCTTTATCTGTTACACACTCTTGACTCGTGGTGGTGTCTAACATAGAACTTTCTGACATTGATATTGATTGAACTGTCATAACATCTTGGTTTTCATTAGATGCTGCCAGTGCTAGAGGAATAGGAGAAGTACCACCGTAGAGACCACGACGATGATTGAATCCATACAATTGAAAATTTTCCTTACATCGGTAATAAACATTAAGTTCTGGAACCGCGACGTCGTCAGAGACAACAGGCGGCTGTAGAACATAAATTCTCACTATACCATGTGACAAGGCGTTCGCGCGCCAGTCTGTGGTTAGTGGTAATTGTCTAAAAGCTGACATAAAAGGTAAATTAACACATTGGATCGATCCACCACCAGCGAACTCTAAAGTGTGAGTGAGTGTACCTTGATAAGGAGAAAAGCTAGTCGGTGAACCAGCCACTCCAAGATTAGTACTATTGATGTTACGTGTATAGTCGAGTACAACCAGTAGTTTGAGGAACTGTGTATTTGACATATCCACTTGTAGCATCAATTCCATGTCTCCACTCCAATGAGAGGTACAAAATGCTAGTTTGGATTGTATTGATTTAATTGTATGTGTGTCTGTCAAAGAATTACGGACACCCATAAAAGGGGTGATTGGGCGACAGAATAATTGAGTACCAACTGCAGAGTTCAGCGGAATTGGTATTCTGGTGCTGATTTCTTGAGGAATAGACAAAAGATATTTCATGTCCATCTCATCTGTTTCAGTATGGAAAAATGCGGCTGATGTTGTGCCAGACTCATCCATAGCATACGGATGCAAGGTGTCATAAGTGGTCACAGCATCTATCACATTTGGGTTTGCTCTTGTTTGCATAAAGTGCTTATTCAAAGGAACGTCTATATTAGGATTATGCAGTCCGGTCCACTGATGGAGCGCCCCTCGAACATTATCTATATAATCAGATGATTTTTGTTTCAGTATAGAAGCAACGCTATCCATAGCTTGAGTTATAACCTTAGATTGAGCATAGACTATGTCGACGGGTGCTGGAGTGTAAAACTCCAATTCATCCAATATCATATGGACGGTGACTACTACTGTGGTAGAGCCACCTGTGGGTGCTGATAGTGGATTTATAATTCTAATAAGCACATCTGAATAAGAGTCAGATGCATCGCGCTGGATGGCTAAATGACATGTTCGGTCATTATCTTGTGTCTGTCGCAAAGGGCTTGGATTGTAAAAAGGAATTTCTACAATGGCTGGGTTAGATTGATTGGCATATATAAATGCGTGCGGTGCTGCTAGTAAAGAATTAATAGGAGAAGTCACTGGTACTACAAAAGGCAGTGCTGAGGCCAGCAAAATGCCTGAATGTCTTACTGTGCCAGCCACTTGGATTACTAGTTTGCCTTTAAGACGATAATAGCAAGACGATTTCCAAGGAATTGCTAAAAAAGAATTAGTATTAAAAATATCGCGGGGTATTTGCACCCCTCCTATATTGGTGCCTGCCGCATTGACAGTACTCCAATTAAAATTATCAATAAATAAAGGTTTATGTAAAAATTGATCATAATTCATTTTAATTTTATGGAAATTTAGTGGAAGTGGACTATATAGTCCATACTTAGTAGGGGCGTCTCCACTGTCGCGCCCCTGTATTGAATTGTCATTACGATTTATATTAGCGGTAGTTTTTAATTTTAGTATAGTCTACCAACACAACTAAAATTGGTGCGAGCTAACACCTTTGTTCCTGATTGTGATTTACTTTGCTGAAATAGCTCCTTCATTATAACATAACATCAAAATCAGGTCGATACTATTGACAGTATCTTAAATAAAATAAATATAAAATTTAAGCATAAGTAGTATATTCAACTTCGTTCTTGTGAAATTGCCTATACATCTCAATATTAGAAGGCATGATCCATATCATACCGGCTACATTATCTAAATAATTTTTAAGTTTTTCTCTATTAATATCATTGTCTTCGCGCAAATAAGATTCATATGTAAAACTCCTTAACTTTCCATCGATGACATCGGAGAAGTCTTTAGAAGTATCCCACCACGCCAGCATAGAATAAAAAGTCTCATCTATTAGTGGGCACATAATTCTTTTTAGTACAGGATGGAAAACAAATTTGCGTTTTAAAAAGTTAATATCTTCCCATGAGTCAAAAGGTTGAGTAATCTCCTTTTTATCGGCTGTTGATAAATCTAGCCCGATTAGCTGAAAATAATCTCTCATAGTAATAGCGTTGAGAATATCCTCTTTATTTCTAACAGAACATAACTTATCATCGCCATAAACAGCATCATACACGTCCGATTTATACTGCGTTACTGTTGCACTGGGTACCTGATGTTTGTACCACATAGCTGTGTAAACTTTTTGAACCATACTGTTCATAATTGCTGTGAGATAACACCCTGATGGCATAGAATGGGTGGTCAAATACACGTCGTCGTTTACAGCAACAGGATTATTAATAAAATTATGCAGAATTCCTTTCAACAACTCTTTTTCCTTATAGGTTCCTTGGAAAAATGATAATATGGTCTCTACAACACCATGTTGTACCTGCGGTAACATACCTCCGTCAAATTTCTTGATATCAGCTGCTATCAAACCCTTAGCTTTGTGACCGACTGTGTTGTAAAGAGTTTCCCACTCGCTATAAGGGTTGATGCCTATCATTATTCCATTAGAAAACTTATTTGCTATTATATTGTTAACCATCTCGCCTGTTAGTTGTTTACACAAGACGTTGATAGGAAACCTAAGTACTCTAAATGATCTTGGTTCTTTATTCTTCGTTACGCTCCTTACTTCATCTTTCAGCGTTTCCTTGGCAATCCATAGATTTAGATTAACATGTTCTTCTTCAAGTAAATTGTTTTCAATATCTTTGATCTCTTTCCTAAGCAATTGGGTGTAATAACCTCTCTCAAAATTAATATAAGCAGAGCGGTCTTTCTCACACCCTATACCAGTCGATTTGTCCATATTAATTTTAGCAACCTTATCAAAACCTTTAACTGTATCTTGTTCAGATAAACTGCTGAATGGTTCCATCAAAGTACTTAAGTAGTCCAAACCAAAAGTCAACTCTACCTGAGAAATTTCTTTAACTTGAGCAAAGGATTTTTTGGCTACATCTTTAACCGTGTGAGGACCATATTTACTTAAATCTACAGGTTCTTTGTGTTTAGGAAACATATGGGAGAATACTGTTGGTTCTATTTTTGTCGTTTTAGGAGTTGACTGATGGAAATTAGCGTCCAATTGGGTTCCAGATAAAAGTTTACCATTATCTTTAAAATCCAAATCTAGCAAGAATCTATCTCCTTTAAGTAATGACATAACTTCAGAGAAGACACCTGCATTCCATTTCAGAGCGCGACCGTATTGCTCATTACCAGCAATGTGTGCTCCTATAACACCAGTAGCATTATCAAATAATAAAGAACCGCATAAACCATCCATAGAATAAGTATAAGGAAACGAGTTACTATCATCCAATTGAAAATTTTTTCCGTAAATATTTAAAATACTGCACCCTGCTGTTCGCTTAACAACAGGAAGACAACCATAAGGGGTAACTAAAGTATGACCTCTTAATGCGTCGCATTTATAATCGAGAACTTTCACCAACGATTTAAAGGGTACTATCAACGTTTCTGGTATTTTTAAGATAACAAGATCATTAGAGTAAGCTTCATACACCTTAGTGCAAGGGGCGTTATCTAACAATCTACAATCCGCAACTTTAGATAATATAGATAACCGAATACAATCCTTCGCTGCATGCCACGGAGCTAAAATAAAATGCCCGCTAACTGTACCAGTTGCTCTCTCCTTAGAACCGTCTGGTTTGACGAACTCGATAAAAAATGTTTGTTTTGCAACAGCTTCCGCCATGGTACTACCTTGAACAACTTGACAACGTATGTCTTGTTCCTTTTGTAGTTGCATTGTGTCTTGTTCCTGTGAGAAGAAATACGTAAAAAGACCATAAGAAAGTAAAATGCTCGATACTCCTATAATACTGCCCCATATAATCATATCGTTCGAAACTTCCTCACTCTTAGACACAAAATTACTCATGACCGTTCTAATAGGAGGCACGTAAGAAGCGAAGTAAGCTGCCCTTTCTTCCACAAAACTACTGCATACTGCGTATGCGTGTTGCATATACGACTGGAAGATACCCTCTCCGGTATAAGGATCATAAGCGGATTGTGTCTTCGATTTCCATTCGGTAGCAGATTTCCTAATTTCTTCCAATAAATCATCACTGGCTGTATTGTTGTTCACATGTGATTTCTTTAGTTCAATACTCAACTCATATATAGCGCTCAACCATCCCAACAGTTTTACCTTATTACTCACATCACATTCAGGTGCTATATCGATACTAAATAAAGGAACATATTCTTTGTGTTCTAGAGAGAATTCAGACGCTTTTAAGATACCTTCTATCCAATCTCCTTTGCGTTTTATATGGGAAAAATCAATTAATAATACCCTTCTTTTAACAGCATTTAGATCAACGATGCCGCTACCACTAGTGGTAGACCTTATGGTGGAAAATTTGTTTGTAGTAAACAAAATCGCCTCACTTGTGAAAAATTTAGTATCTTTCAGCTTTTCAGACGCACAATCCAGTGGATATTTAATTGGGGATACCAAATTAACCAAAAATCTAAACTGAGAATCTCCTCCAGCGCCCAGATCATCCATTAGCATTATATCTTGGTTATCATATTGATCATAAAAATCCTTTCCATCCATGAGCGATTTCACCTGATGTGAGTACACGCTTTTATTTAGGGCTTTTAATAACAAACTCATTATAGTAGATTTAAAAGTGCCTGGTGGTCCTTCAAAACATAAGCACAGGGGTTCTTGTCTACTATTGTTCTCATAAGCTAAGGCCAATTTATTCAATTCCTTAATGGTTGATATCTCGTTAGCTACGGAAGGGCTTGTCTTACCCCAGTCAAGTAAAATGGTATTTCCTGACACCTTCTCATGAGTTGAAAAAATTTTTCCTCTAAACTGACTTTCGGAAAAGACTCGTCTATCTTTCTTCACCATTTTACACAAATCCCTTATATCAGCTAACAGCGAGTGGTGCTGTATCAAATCCTTTCCGTACTCTTTAACCTGCTTAACTATCGGTGACTGAGCAAAGCCTAAGGTCTCTATAAAAGTAGCCAATGTATCCATACAAACACTAATCAGCTGGTGGAATAAAGAAAAATCATCCAAAACCTTAGTGTTGGACAACAAGGACATGCGTTTCACCACATCTATCACAGCTACAGGAACTCCAAAGCTTGCCAACGAAACTAATAGGCCTTGCCAAGATTGCGCTTGGAGGGGAGAATCCTTATACAATTTAAACACTCTCAATAAGGTTATTATAATATTCATGCCGTAAACCTTTCGGCGCGTCAATATATCGGATAGCAATAATATGGCATCGAGTAACCAATCCATCAAGGCTGTTGCAGTTTTCATATTGCTGCATTTTTGCACTACTTTCACCATAGTTCTAAAGACGCCAAATACAGAAACTAGCAGTTCTTTTATGTCTGACACGATTTCAGCGAGCCCTTGAACTCTCATCTTATCAACATGAGTCAATACAGATTGGATAAATGAGTCCCTGTACAAAGATCTAATACCAGCAGCAGGATTGAATTTAACCAAAAGTAAGCCACATTTTAACACAGGCCATTCGTTGGAGGCAAATGCGGTTTTACTTGTTCTGACACATCTGTATGGATTTGCCATGATAAAATAATTAGAAAAACAATTATTAATAAATAAAAAATTTTTGTTGCCGTTTTTTCGGTCCCCTTGATTCGTTGAAGAATTATAGACCATTGTGATTAAGTGTCCCAGGATCACTGGGTCTCTCACGAGAAGCGTCCTTTTTAATAAAAGGCAAATCAAATAATAATGTTAATTAAATAAAATAAACATAATTAAAATAAGAAAAGGAAAAACACATTCAAATTAATATACTACATGCATAACGGCCGATCTCAGACGGCTAAAACTGAGATCCCGTACCTTCAGTGTCTTCACGGATGTTGCGCATCAATGAAGTAAAAACATAAATAAGTCAACTGCGAGAGCTAGTCTATCTATTTTCTACAATAACACTTCTAGTGCTCTAAGCGGCAAAGCAGCCAGTGGGTCTTACGACATCACGGGGCTTTCTACTATCTTGAGCAACGCAGGCTAAGGTTCCAACCTACGTAGGAGAGACATAACGCATTATGCCTCTTTATCCTCTACACTCTACACTAATTTAAAATATCCCTTTTCTTACAAACTATCAAATCATATATCAAACTAAATACTAATATAATGAAAATAAGATCACTCCTTACTTCTCAACTCACTACGCAGTTAGGTTCGCCTATTCTGAGCGAGCGAACGCACCATACATTTTTACCACTAAAAGGTAGCGTGTTGTTAGATAAGGGGATAAAAAATTATCACTTTCTAAGATTAATTGAAATAAAATACTAAGTCCGCCTATTCTGAGCGAGCGGACGCACCATACATTTTTACCATTAGTATTCTAATTAAACCAATTCTAGAAGGACTAAATCAATATTATATAAAGAAAATAATTAAAAAGATTTCACAGGGTAATAAAAAGAATCACTCTTCATATTTCAGTACTCTACACATTTAGGTTCGCCTATTCTGAGCGAGCGAACGCACCATACATTTTTACCACTAAAAGGGATTATACTGAAAAACAAAGGGAATACCTTTCACTTTCGATAGTTGATATAAAAGAAGTACTAAGTTCGCCTATTCTGAGCGAGCGAACGCACCATACATTTTTACCATTAGTACTTCAATTACAACAATTATCAAAGGATTCTTTCTATTAAACATAAACATATTAAATAATAAGAAAAATCAAGTCTACCTATTATGAGCGGGTAAACACACTATTACATTATCTCTGACTCCTTACTACATAAATTTATACAAAACTCATCCTCGAAGAGACTTTTTTATA